TTTCAACACCTAGTTTCTCTTGTGTCTTTTGCGTCGTCCTCATTTCAGGTTCATATTTGAAAAATATATGATACCCAAGTGCGCTAGGTGTTTTTTGGACAAGACCCGAGTCCAGCCATTTCCTCCCAAACTTTTCAATATCATCGACATCGATTACTGTTATACCGCTCACCTTCCCTGTTCGCACGCCCAGCGCAATATCTTTTACGATTTGTTTTGACTTGTTGACATAATATCCCTTGGCAAGCCATTTCGTATATTCCTTTGAGTCATAATGAGTATTACTTGTCCAGGCCTCTTCTAATGCTACCTTATTCTTTTCGGGGACAATACTCCACTTTAGTTGCTTATATGCACTGAACAGCGTCTTCATTAATAAATCGTGCATCGATATTCTTATACTACACTCTGAACAAATAAAATATTCGATATTTTCAATGACTGCGATGCTTGCAGTTTTATTTTTGCATCGAAGACAAATCTTATCCGATTTTACCTTTTCAATCTTTGAATTAAATTCGTGAATTATATCCATAATTAATTATATTATATATCAAAAGTTAAAAATATGTGCCATTTTAGTACTTAATTTTTGTTTTAACAATAAGTCGAAGTTGTGCATGAAATCTGCCAATGTCATATTCTCTGCTCCCGGTATTTTTTCATCAATTGAGCGGTGTTCCAGTAATTTCTTCCTTCTTAAAAAATATTTTTGTTTGCATTTTATAAAACTTTTTAATTTCCACGTATAATAGGTTGAAAACCTTCCCTTCTTTGCATCAAATCCCTTAATCGCCTTTAATAATATTATCGATTTACATGCGTCTATAACTTCTTCCTGTATTAATCCCGGAAAATAATCCATTCGATAATATTTCATGACCGTGTAAATTAATCCTGATGATTCTTTTATCAATTGAGCAATTAAATTATCATCATGCGTCACGTCATATTCTAACACAAGAGGTGTTAGTTTATCTACACTCTTTTTTCTACCCATTATGCTGAACCTGCCTTTCCTTTTCATTTCCTCCGATATGTTTTTTGCATGTATTGATATCGGTTTCCGTGACCTTCACATATCCCTCGATTATATTTCTAGCCATACGTAAATCCCTTACCGCATAAGATGCTTCCTTATCTGCCACAGTACTTACAAATTTTTTCTCTATATCATTAGGCACAAATTTAAGTTTCAAATCCATATATTTACTTACTTCTGTGTTTTTTTTGATTGCTTCGATTTTTAAATAAATTGGCACAAGGTAAGTATAGCAACCTGATAACCTATCGAGTGTTTTGTGATAATATTCTAAATTAAGAGTATCGAACTCACGCAACTCCCTACCTATTATATCTATCATCTCAAATGTTGGTTTCGCTTTTACTAAAATCTCTTTTAATTTTTCATTATCCATCTTGTGCCCCCTTTTTAGTTCCGAATACTTCAACATGCAAACATGCACTATAAAATTTATTTGCAGTTACACAATAATTCCAAACACTCTTTCTCACTATCTTATCTATTTCTTTATGCGTTATTAGCGACATCACGACTGTTGAATATTTTAACATTTTTTTCCCGATACCTATTAGGTCGGTTATTACCTTAATGTCCCAATTAAATGTCCAGCCTCCTCGCTCCAAGATATTATATACCCTCTTTGCGGTTTCCTTATCTTCAGGTGTAATACATACATAATCAAATGTACCATCTATGTTTTGAGCAACCCAGTCCCAATCAGTCATCAATTCCCCGCTTGTCTCTAAATGAAACATGATGCCACTAGGTAATTCATATTTTAGTTCACGTATAGCTTCTAATTGCAATAACGGTTCATCTCCCATAAACACGATTGTGTTACCCACAGGGTTGAGTCCCTTAGCAAATGATTTTAAATTTATATCTGTATTAATTTCAGTGTTACACTTATTATTACGACTAGCCAATTTTATAAACGTTACCGGACATCCTTGATATCTTCCCTCTCCTTGTATACTATTAAATACTTCATTAATTTTGAGTTTCATCTTGGGTCAACCTTTCTTGGTAATATAGAATAGTCTGGTTCATCAAGTTCAATTAAGATTTTTTTCCGTCTTTAACCGTTAATAATTTCAGCATACTTAAATATTTCTTTATTACATTTTTTCTTCTTGTTACCTGGGAATAGCCGAATCTCCCATCTTGAAACCTAAAAATCTCTGCCATTAAATCTGTAAATGTATAACTGCCTTCATTTTTTATACACAAATCAAAGACTAACGAGGTTAGCATTGAATAAATATCTTCATCAGATATATGCTGTAATATCATAAGATTTCTTACAGCATATATTTTTCTTAAATCTTCCATCATATCTGTTTTCTCAAACCAATTCTTAGCGTACAATATTACTTGACTGTCTGCATTTTTCATAATTTATCTCCTATTTAATTTCCATTTACGTGTTATATGAAATTCTAAATTCCCCCAAATGTGCATCACACAAAACTGAATTAACATTTTTTGTTTTTTAGGATAATGCACCCCATGATATAATGAAGCTTCATACATAGCTTTACGGTCAATAAATCTTTTAAGGTGCATTAAAAACGTAACCTTAATTCCTTTTACAAAATCTTCTCTTGCAAATTTCCATAACATAAAATTATTTACTTTATTCATTTCAATTCCTCCTTAAATATGTTGTAATAGCCACTAATCCTATTATTACACCAATCCGTGATAGTGCTGAAATTAGTATACTTCCAAATAATAAATTAAAAACGTACTTCCAAATAATAAATTAAAAACGCCTTGTACATCTCTTGAACTGCAACAAATAAAATCTATAGTGAATAAAACATAAGCCACTATACACCCCAAAATATAAATTATTAATTTCATTTAATCTCCTTTATTCGCTATTTCCGTAAATTATTGAATTTATAATTATCAATAATATACATATTGCTATCACACAACATTCTGGTGATTTGTGAGAAACACTTGATAATTCTAAAATAATAAAAGCTAATGAACCATTTATTATAGCCGGAATCAGATTTTTCATTTTAACTCCTCCTCTAAATAGTCATCTACAAAATCATTGTAGGCCAGCATACATTCATTAACATCGCTTTTAGTTACACATTCTCTATGACAACTTGGGCACATCTTTTCCATAAATTCTTTATACATATCTTTCATCCTATCAATCCTTATCTCTATATTGCTTATACTTATCATCGTGTTTAATACTAACTATTTTTTCGCCATTTTTTTCTAATCTTCTGAGTACTTGAGTTTCGTTCCACACCTCAGGGTCTAATTTAACCACTTTACCACTTTCACAGATGATTGTAACCTTTGACCATTCTGACATATTGTACTCCTATTGTTTATTTTCAAACATTTCCCTTGTGTCAGTTACCTGCCACAAATTAAATAACATATTGGATTTAACGTTATCCTGACTATACATATAATCACCGTAAAGTCTAACACGTTGATGAAACCGATGATTTCTATGTCGTTCCCCATAATACCAGTTATTCAAAACTTCTTTAAATTCTTTTTTAGTTTTTTTCATTATCTATCCCTTCTTATTAGCCCATTATAGTAGTAAAGTAATGAACTTAATGCTTTTTTATTATTTTTATAAGTGCGCTTAATTAATTCCCCTGTATATTCTATACCGTATAATTTAAAGTGTTCTTTTAATTTTTGTTTTATATGTTCAGTAACATCTTTCATAATCCTAATCCTGATTTTATACGTTGAATTCTTAAATACCATTTGTTATCATCTGCATTTTTTATAAATTCGGTTATATTTTCATTCCAAGCATATTTATAAATCCATTCTATTGCGTGTAATGTTCTTTCTAATTCTTTAGCTATATTGAAAAGTATTTCTATTTCTTCTTTTTCTACATTTACGGTATTAACTATAACATATTTTATATCTTCATCTGTTATATCCTCTCGATGTCTCCTTGCAAAAAATTTACTATCTTCTTGTAGTTTAATACGTTGTTTTATATATTCTTGTTTTCTTAATTTTTCATCACGGTATTCTTTTTGTATACATTCTTTTTTTAATATTGTACCGTTACATATTGCACAACTTTCCTTAGTAATACCGTGCTTGCAATACATCTTGAACCTCCCTTAAATGAGTTTATTCATTTTAATTAAGTTTTTTTGTGTATTAATTAATTCTTGCTTGTATGCTTTTATTGTACTATCAGCAAGAGTATTGCTTCGCTCTGCTCTCCTCAGTAATTCAAAAAGCTTATTCATTTGACTTAATCTTTTTGTTTTTCTTACTTGTTCACTCACTGTCTTGCTCCTCTTTTATTTAATAGGTTTTATCAATACTCTATAGTGTAAACATTGAATATTATAACCGCCTGCTGATATGGTAAATACATAAACATTAGTAATACTGCCTTTAATAACTCCGTTTAATTCTCCTTGATTATCTATGCTTAAACCAGAAGCGTCAATTATTATTTTTTTCGTTCCGCTTACTGATTGCACCTTCTCCGGCTTTTGTTAAACTAGAGGCAATCATACCATAAACAACTGCCAAAATAATAACAATAATTATAATGGTCTTATACATAGTTTTCAGTCTCCTTTATTAGTTTGTCGATCCTTTTAACTTGTGATTTTTTTAGTTTTGTTTCCCAATTATCAAACATTGCAATTTGGCAACCTGAAACGTGTCTTAAAACATCATGTTCAACCCATTTTAAAGCAATATCTTCATTGTCGATATGCGGAGGTATAACCCATCCTTTGAATAAATGCAATCGGTTCCGCCTCTGGAACGTATAATCAATACCAAAAAGATCCTTATATACTTGCTTTGTCTCTTCTTGATCAAGCAAGGTTCTCCAGGCACTCCATTTATTCATTTTATGATTATATTTATGATTATATTTATAATTATTAAAAGACTGCTCTTTTTTTGCCTTCAAGTTTTCTATATTCATTATATGTTCCTTCCTATTTTTCCGTTCATATTATAATAGCTGAATTGTAAACACCGCCGTGATCGTAATTATATTCGTGTATCATCCCATTATATTTATTTTTTAACTTATTTATTTTATTGCATAATATTTGCCATTCTTTAAAATTATCACTATATTTATTTTTTATAGATTGCTCTTGATCTTTTAGCTTGTCAAGCCGTCTTTTTAAATTGTCTATATCTTTTTTTGAGTGTCTATTCATTATATATCCCATTCTATTTTATACAATACCTTAACAAAAATAGTTTAATACGCTCTGCAAATTTATAAGAGATCAACCGCTTTCCCTTCTCCCCGTCAATCTTCTCTAATAGTCTGTATAGTTTGTCCGCCATGATCTTTTGACTCCTATTTTAACAATGGTTTGATCAAGCAATCAGTGACATTATGTTGCATTCTTAAACTTACAAGGTATTTTAATGCTTCAAAATATGTTCCTATACAATAAACTCTAAAACCTGCTATCCTCCAGTGTTTCCGCTCTGTTAATCTATTATCTTTTTTCATTATCTTATCTCCTTAATTAATACCCTGTAATGAAGACATTGTATATTATAACCGCCTGCTGATATGGTAAATACATAAACATTAGTAATACTGCCTTTAATAACTCCGTTTAATTCTCCTTGATTATCTATGCTTAAACCAGAAGCGTCAATTATTCTGCTTCCTTATGCACTGCTTTTTTAACTACTTCTTTCCAGTCTAACGGACTTTTACCCCAAATAATCATAAATAATTTATTATGAATCATTTTAAAACGCTCAATACACCTATATGTTTTTTCGTGGTCTTCATTAATAATATCTTGTTCTGCTTTCGCGTGTTGAAATCTATCATTCCATTCGTTGATACTTGAACTATGCACTCTATCAATAACCTCATAAAATTTTAAAACAGAATTATAGTAATTATTCGCTTTAACTTCCCAGCGGTCTAAAAACTCATTAATAATTTTAACTTCATTTAATACTATTTTAATCTTCATCTTACTGCCTCCTCTTATTGTTGACCTGAACCATATCCTTTGCCGTCAATTCTATTATACCATATATACAGAGAATTGACAACTTTTTGTTAAAAAGATTGGGGTTCTAAGTTGTTGAAACTAAACAACTTAGGACAATGAGGAATATTTATTTTTGGTGGGGGTTGACTTGGCGCACAAAAAGGACGATATCTCGTTGTCCCTTCCTTTATATACTGTTAATAGGCACTCTTGATGAACGTTAGTTCAAAATCTGTAAAGTTCTTATTACTAATACTGGGGGAACCACTTCTCCAATAACAATTGGTTATAGTATATGAGGTTGCACCGTATTCCACGGTTAAAGTACCTGAACCTGTTGACAGTGCATTATATAAATTTATAAGATATTGTTCTAACTCCAATCTTGTAGTTTTTTTCACGTAACCACTGATTTTAATTTCTAATTGTCCCCCTCCCAAATCCGAAGTGGATTGTATTAATATTCCTAGCGCGGTGGGCACAACAATGGGTTGTACATTCCCCACATAATTAATATTAGCATAAGCAGAATCTCCAATATAATCACTTCCAAATTTAACCCTTTGTTTTGTAATAGAATCTCCTGGAACTGCATCAATGGGTCCTGTTTTAGAAAAGGTTAATGCAGTGATTGAAAAACCACTTTGACTTTGAGATACAATATATTTTATTAATCTACAACCGGCAAAGGTTACCTCTATACCTCCACCATTTGCGCCTGTAGTAAAATATAAATCGTATATAGAACCCTCTGCTAATGAAGTATCGAAGTCTTCAGTAGCATAAGATACGCTAATTGTCAGGGTCTCCGTATCTTTAAATTCATCTATGACTACCCCATCTTCATTATATTTCTTCTCAGTAGTAATACCATAATCCATACCTATTTCGGTTGTAGGAATTATTTCTTTTACGGTCACTGCACTTTGCTTTAATACTAGTTTACCTACACTAAATTTAAAATTCTGCATTTTTCCTCCTTATATTACTGTTAAATTTTTAGATATAAGTAGCGTAGGAACATATGCTCCTATATCTGCCGGGACTGAAGTATAGACACTCCCCTCATTTACTGAAGGACTAGTCCAAGTAATACCATCTACTGTCTCATATAGGTGGATTTTATCGTCAGCTGTTTTAGTATGTCCATCCCAGCTTACATCACTATTATTGATTAGATATAGTTTAAATCCACTGTCTCCATCCTTAAAAGCAGAAAATAGTCCTGATTCTCCTTGACAATCATCTGAAAATGAGAGTAGTGTTAAATCATCTATAGAGTTATATTTGTATAATTTATCGTTCCACCACATGTTTACTACTAACCAGGTAAAGGTTACAGGTAGACATGCTCTAGATGAAGTTGAGTAATATCCTGAGTTTAAATCCCAACTTTCCCCGGCCTGAAAGGGGGTATTTATAGAAACCATTTGGTCTAAACCGTGATAAGTTATAGTATCACCTGTTAGGGTTTCTATAGTTTCAGTAACCCCAGGTAAAAAGTTTCCCCAAATATGTATGTACCTATAAGTCCTTCTAGAAAATGCTAAAGTTATACCTCCCGCACCCCCTCCGCCACCCTTCTCATAATAAACATTATAATAATCCTCACTAGCGTAAGCATAATTAGCTAACCAATCTGCCTGAGTGATTCCGAAAAAGGTAGTATAGGGAAAAGTTACTGTAGTACCACTTATACTATAAGGTAAGTGGGTGATTGTAATATTACTATGTTCTTCTGTGGGAGTTCCTACTATTCGTCTACAGTTAAATGATTTAATGACAGGATTCATAGTGGCAGTAGGTGATGTACGAGGGGATTCCTCAAATGGCGAATTATAAATATCAAACCAGTATTGTCGCCTATAAGAATGACCGTTAGTAATAGTTTTATCTCCCCAAGCACTGTCGAAATCATTAGGGCTACCGTATTCCCTAGCATATATATTTGGATTGGTGAATGTACCTGTTTTAACTTGGTCTCTAAGTGTTATCTCCATACGGTCATGGTATATATCTAAATCAGTATTTGCTGTTATATTCATATAGTAAGGGTCATTTAGATTTACGAATAAAGAATTTCTAACACCATCTACTGAAAACATTTTTGTATATTGACTATTAGTTATGGTATCTAATACCTTAGCTTCATGTTCCCAAAGTATTGAAACACCTATACCAAATTCTATTACTATACTTGCTTCATCAGTTGGAATCGCCCCTTCTGAACCATCTCCGAAAATAACTGTAGCTGTACCTGTTCTACCTACTAAGTTAGCCGTTACGGTACATACTTTAGCATCCGCGGTTTGACCTGAAAGGCTATCTACCCGCTCCCACAGTTCTCCGCCTACATAAACAAACATAGATGTATTTGGAAAAGATATTGGCCAACTAACATTAGGTAATAAATTAGGATATATTCTTTCAGTTGCAAATGATTGGGAAGCCGTACCATCACTAGCCCCTATATTCTTCTTCCAAGGACAAATAAATTTATCTACATAATTTCCACCGTTATCCCTAGATGCCCCATAATATACATAATCGTGTTCTTCTTCATCTACATCAGTACTTATAGGTTCAGTGGATATCCAATAATTATTATGGGAATAATTATAGTAATGTATTCCCTCGAATTCATAATAATAATCTATAGTCATAAAGTTTAAAGTTTGGGTCATGTGTTCACTATAAGCATTTGATAGTGTTAAATCATCCTTTGCTAACCAAGAATCAAACGGCCCGTAAAATAAACCTACCTTATCATGTTGAAGTTTATGGACTTCAATATATCTCATATCTTTTAAACGCCAAGCATTAGTTAAATCAGCATTTACGAAAAAGGGTGTAGGCGTTGTAGAATAGTTAGCATATACATTTTGACCCAAGTTGTTATCGAACGCCATTAAAAGAGCATTTAATACTATCGATAGCACACCTCTTCTAAGTTCTTCTATATGAATTGCTCTTAACGGTGCACTTGTGGGAATCAAGGGTTTATCCACATTAGCCCCTGAAGTCGGTCTGTCAACGTCTGTCCAATCTTCCTGCGTTGTGATTACTGGGTTCCCCAACCTATCAAATTCAAAATAATTAGCTATTGTTTTTCCCACGCTTGTTAGAATAGCTTCAACTACTATTCTAAGTTGTTCTATATGAACATGTCTACAAGGTTCTGTTTTAGAAACTGTTAACCATTCTGTAATATCTAATCCTAAATCACTCTCCAACTCCCCGTAATAATTTTGCAACTCTTTAATATGTACCCATCTCATAGGATTTTTACCCTTATAATCATTTCCGGCTAACCCTTGCTGTGTTAATATAGGGTCATCGGTCCAAAAGGGTATTGGGTCTCCTCTCTCATCTACTCCATCCTCGCCTCTTAAACCTCTTGTATTATTTATTGTATTTTTACATAGTGGACATTCTGACATATTTTTCCTTAATCTGCATAATGAGCTATACCTGCTTTAGGGTCTTCACCTTGGTCACTCGATTGTTCACCTACTATTGCTTCTATTTTCTTTTGATTATAGTGATAAGTTGTTATAAAACTGTTATTTGCGACTTCATTATTTTTTTGTATATCAAATTCGTCTCCAATATATGCAATCACACCCGGATAAAATGATTCGTCTGTCAAATCTAAATGGCATACGTACCCTAATCCGCTTGAAAAATCATGTATAACTTTTATCACTTCTAATCCATTTACTTGCATTCTTAAATTTAAAGTTTCATCTCCTAAAACAGTCATGGTTCCCTTAGTTACACCTGAAGATGATTTAGCGGCTTCTATATCTGCCCTATTTTGTAAATAATCATCAACCGCACTATAATTATCATCTGACTCATATCGATACGGAATATCAGCTGGAACATTTATAGAGATTGGTATTATATTTTCATGAATTGTTTTTGTAGCTATTCCACTCCCCGATTGTTTTGACCTACGACTTGTTTGATACGTGTATACTACTTTCTTAATAGCTGTTGACCAATAAGGAGTATTCCAAATATTTACATATAATGTACTTTCTTCAGGAGTATCTCCGCTCATTGTAATAAATTTAGCAGTACCACTTACTATGTTCTTATGCCATTTTTTTGGTGTGGGCGAAACTACAATGCTACAACCATCCTCATCCTCATCATATTCTATTTTAGCACTCACAGGTTGCCAGGAACTAAAGTAAGAAGAATAACTCGATACGGGATGTCTACCTTCAGAACCGCCATCACCCCACTTAGATGTTGCATCAGCACCAGCACTTATTCTAGTTTCATATTCTGACTGTGTTTCACCTGCTTCTCTAAAAGTAATTGAAGGTACTGTAAATTTAAAGGACCCAAAGATGTCTTCCATATGACCTGGTAATACTTCTACACTGTCTAAATAACTAACTACTTGAGGTTTATTATTTATTTTTGCAAATACTTGTACATTTGAAATACCTTTTGCATTTATTCTTTTAGTATTACCTGTTTGCGACCAAGATTTACACACTGTTTTTTGGGTTTCCGCACTATATATAGTAACTTGTTTTGGAGGGTTAGACCAGTCTGTTTTAATATTAGATTTTAAAATATGCTTACCCACTTCAAAAGTACGTACGGTTATTGGTTTACCTATTTCATAATAACCTATATTACCATTTTCATCGCAGTATATTTTATAATTTCCTCTGTATTTTAATCCAAATGACCTATACTCCAAACCTGTTAAATCTGCTGCCTGAACAGGTTCCCACAAATCCTCAGGATAACCTTCCGGCATAGCTACATCTATTCCCATAGAATATAACGTTTCTTCATATCTTGTATCTACTGCAGTATAGTTAACTCTTAAAACAGTTGAATCATAATTATCATCTCTTGAAATTAATAATCCTGTGAATACCTTCCTGTCTCTAATATAAACTATGACTTCCTGTCTAGTAGCCTCCGGTAATCCTGGAGTAGTTGGATTTTTAGGTATATGAAAACTTGCAGTTGATAGTGAGGTACCATATACTAACTCTACCCTTTCTAATACTGCATCTGTTTGCTCTACACCACCAATGACTATTGTAAAGTCAGCATCAGTATAGTGTGATATACTAAATGAAGGTTTAGTATCATTTGGATAAACAGTACCTGTAATAGTTATACCGGCACTTTCGACTCCTGCACCGTTTACACCTCTTACCTGAAAAGTATATTGTACACCTGTAGTCAAACTACCTATAATACAACTATTTGTCGTCAATACAGTATCATTTTGCTTCACCCAGCCTGCAACATCCTTATACACATTATACCCATAATTAGAATCTTCATCCCAATCTAAGATTATTGAATCACCTATTTCAGGGTCCGTAGCTGTTAAACCTGATATATCTGCAGGAATAGGTTGGTTTACTCTTAATTGATTATAAAAATCTTTTTGACTATTATTTTCTACTTCTACTCGTGAGTAGAAATCCTTTTTATACCTTATAAAAGTGTTAGAATTTATTGTTTTTTGCTCTTGTACATAAATTCTACTATCTGAGTTTATAGTTTTTTGTTCACTCATTTATTATACTCCATAATATACTGTATTAATAGCAATTTTGTTTAACAATCTATCCACCTATTGCAATCTTTCCATCTTGGGTTATTTGTAAGATTACTTTCTTATTTCTTCCGTTCGAATCTAAATATTGATATCCTAAAAAATATATAATTTCATGATTAATTATTTCACTATTTGTTAATTTAACTCTATTTCTTCTAAAATATATAAGTCTAATATTCTTCTTACCAATAACTAAAACATCTTCTAACTGAGTAGCCTGGTTTAAAGATATAATACCCTGCTTAAGGTCTACGGTAATTTTGACAGGTTTAGATTTATGAATTAAAGAAAAATAGAGAAGACTATCATATTTATTTTGTACTTCTTTAAATAGATTTTCTTCTCCGTTTTTAAATTGGGATATGGAAGAGCCATCTGTAAAAATAGCTTCCCAATATATTTGTAATTCAGGTTTCTTACTATCAATGTTTAAAAGACTCATTGTATTAAATCTCCTATATTTTTATTTTATTGAATTAAAATAACTTTTATACTTCATCATATTGAAAAGTAAATACTTTTTGATTCAAATCGCCTGAGGGTGTGCTTACTGTTGTTTGTAACTGTAAACATATATACTTAGTATAACCCGCCGCTACTATGGTAGCTGTACCTGCTGCAGATTGAATACTTAAAGCTGAACCTTCAATTATGGGAATATCTACTGTAGCTACTGAAGAAGTAGTTTTTACCGGCTGTACATAGGCTACATTTGCCGCTGCCTTAATTAATTCACCCGTTAAATATGCACCACTAGATTTCCAAAATAACATGTTAGATATTTCAGTAAAAGTATCGCTAAACTTAGCCCTAATATATTTCTCATAGGCATTTTCACTTGCTAATACTGGATGAGTTGCCACTACTATATTCACGGAGTCATCATCACCCATGTTTAAATTGGTAATACTGTCTGTTACATCTTCACCTACTCCATTACTCTCTGAAAATTCATGTACTGCTGCCACTTTTCTCCCCTCTTCCTTTAATATTTAAAATGCATATGCTACCCTAAATATGGCTTTGATATATGCTCCGCCTTCCGTACTTGCGGCTGCTGGAACATCTACTTTAAAAGATAATCTTTTAGCATTCTCACTGGGTATTCTATTATCAAAACTATGACTATCTCCATTACCTATAACAGAATAAACTCCTTCGTTATCATCTTTTATTTCATATTTATATTCTGTATAGGCATCTGCTCCTGCTAAAGAAGAACCTAGGGTTATAATTCCAGTATCTGAATCATATGAACCGCTTGTATAATAGTTAGTACCTGTTTTACTAGCATTATCCCAAACACCCACCACATCTGTTAATCCCGGATAATGTAAAACTTGTACATTATCATTATCTATTTTAGTTGAATGTTCTGGAGTAACTGACCCAATGTGTAATTCAACCTGTACTACACCATCTGACTTTACTGAAACCCACTTATCAGTATAGATTGTTTTTCCATAAGTATTCAAATCAGGCGTGTAATTAATTACTATTGCCTTTCCTACACCCGGTTTCTCACCCTCTACACCATTTCCAAATAATATCACACCTGTAGTATAATTAAGTGTATACACTTTATCACTCGCACCAAGACCTGCAAAACTTGTTACTCTTCTCCACTCAGTACCGTCTACTGTTACCTCATCTGTACCACTAATCACTGGAATATATACTAATGTATGTGTTTGACTTGCAGTACCGTCACCAGTTTCATCTTGTTCTATAATCATTCTTAGTAATTCTATTTCAATACTTTTAGCATCTTCTGAACCTAATGCACCTGTCTTATCATTATATAATAAAACATCGTATGTCAACAACGTTTCTTCGCCTGCATCACATAATCCAAAATCAATTGGTACTAATGCAGTACCTACTTCTGCTAGAGTATCACTGCGCCACATTTCTAAATTCGGATTTGCCATCATTAACCACCTATTTTGAGATTTCTTAAATAATTACTATTTTTTGCTTTGTCTTCTACTTTTGCATTACCTATTTGTTGAGTATTTGCTGCAATAGCTTCATTCATTTCTTTTAATTCATTTATTATTTTTTGATTTATTTCTAAAAACTGGTCTTTAGTGATTGTTATAGTACCTAATAATTCTTCTAAACTTTTTCCCTGTTCTTCTTTTTCTGCAGCTAGTTTAAGAATCCGTTCCCTCATAATACCTGACATTCCCATACCAAAGCCAGGTGCATACTCCTTTTCTCTAGGAGGCAGATTTTCTCTGGTAGGTACTGTTGCAGATGGTATTCGGGGTTTTATTATATTTTTAAACATATCCATCAGCATACCCATGGGTGAATATTTTCCCCCTGCTCCTAAAGTAGCTGCTTCCATCACTCCTGGTTTTTTAGCTGTTTTAACCGTATCTTCTGCAGCATACTTATAACCCCATTTCACAGCTTCAATTTGATTCATTAAACTTATTATTCCCTCTAAAACCCTCACAAGTCCTTTAAATAAGCCTTCCCAATTAATACCTCTAATTAACTCTATAAATTGATTCATACCTGTACTTGCCTTGGTTACAAATTCTTCTATACCTTCTGTTATTGTATCAAAATTTGCATCTTTAATACCATCTATAATACCCTGTCCTAATTCTTTAAATTTTTCCGTTAATGGACTTAACCCTGCCTTAACTGCATCAATAATTAATTTTAATCTACCATTCGCTTGTATGGCGTCATTGACTACATTTAACCAATTTCTCATACCAAATAATACATCTGCTATAGATGTACCAAAAGCCTTTGTGAATGTGATAGCTAACTCATTTACCGTAGCTATTAAATCTTTAAATCTTCCAACAATTGTTTCTCTAAATTTTTGACTCATCTTATCTGCAGTACCTGCTGAGTCTTCTAATTTTTTCTGTAACTTTGTTAAGCTACCTACTCCCATAGATACTACTGCCGTCATTGCGGGTGCTGCTCTCAACCCAAATAATTTAAACATATCTGCTGCACCAATACCTGCTATTTCCAGGGCGGTTATTATCTCTACAAATGGTTTTAGTTTACCTGTAGAATCTGTAAAAGTTAATCCCAACTTGTTCATTATTTTTTGTGCCTGAGAAGTCGGACTTAACATCATTGAGATAGCTCTTCTTAATGATGAACCTGCCATGGAACCTTGAAAACCTGCATTACCCATTTGACCTATAGCCGCTGTTAATTCTTCTATTGACCATCCTGCTGCATTTGCCACTGCTGCTGAATATTTCAATGACTCTCCTAAGGAGCCTATAGTTATATTAGCCGACACAGCTGCTTTTGCCAGAATATCAGATACTCTCACTGTTTTACTTGCATCCATTTGGAATGACCTTAAGGCAGTGATGGCTATTGAAGATGCTTCTGCTAATTCAATATTACCCACTATAGCCATATTTAAAACGGGTCCTATAGTTTTTAAAATTTCTCTCGTATTAAAACCTGCTAATGCTAAAACCTGCATACCCTTTGCTGCTTGTGTACTCGAATATAATGTCTCGCGACCTAATCTTCTTGCTTCCTCTGTCAAAGCAGACATACCTGCAGCTGCCATTTCAGAACCACCTGATATAATGGCAAAGGTTCTATTCATAGCATCTTCAAATCTTGCACCTGCTATAATCATTGCACCGAAAGCTATACCTGCCACTATACCTACATTACGTATAACCCTAAATAAGCTACTAAATATACGGCTGATACCTCTTCCTAAAGAAGTTATAGAATTTTTAAAAGAGGTGATTTGACCTCTAATTCCTCTTAAGGCAGATTGAAAACCTCTGTATGCTAATTTTAAAACTACCTGGATTTCTCCTACGCGCACGGCCTTTTCACTCCCTTATATTTCCAACTTACCTTTATCTAAACTTTCTTTAAGTTTTTGGGGCTTCATCCCTAAAGATGTAAATAACTTAATCATCATTTGTTCCTGTTGTTTTTCACGTTGACTATCTATTTTTTCTTTATCTTCTTTACTTTCTACTACCTCTTTATTTATTACGGGTTGAACATTTAAAATACTATCTATTGTTTTCCCTGAAAATGCTAAAACAGAAATATAAGATAACATTTTATAATGCTCTACGTTCCTTGTATTAATTTCTTGAATCAAACCTTGAATTTCATTGATATCTAATTCTTGAATATAGTCTATACTCCAACCATACTCGCTTGCTAAAATATCAATTACTTCAAAATCATGTGAAAATTCCATTATATTTCAGCATCTTCCTCGGTTTCAACACTTCCCCCGAGTCCAACAGCCAAAATACTTTTAATATCTGCAACTGCAACTAATTTACCCACTACTTCCTCTGTTAACTGCTTATTAGATTTCACTAAAATAGTAGAACAGACCTTGATTAGTTTATCCATCAATCCTGGAATTTCCTCAAGGTCTGTATCTGCAGATAGTTTATCTAATCCCTTTAACTGTGAAGTAAATTGTTTAACTTCTACTAAACTCAAAGGTTTTATGATATAATCTTTTCCGTCTTCTAGTGTAATCGTGTAATCCACTTGAGTAATTCTTTTAGTTTTACCCATGATATATACCTCCTTTTATTAACTCAATTACTATGAGTAATCTTGGAATATGTTCAAATATTCATTACGTTAAATATTGAACTTTCTTTAAAGTAAGTGTAGCCTTTACAAAATCATCCTGCACTGAAATAACTTCATAATTAGTTACCTTACAATTCTTAATAACACCCGCTAAACCACCACCGTTAGCCCCTGCTTCCAATGTTAAGTCAATCATGGTATTTTTTAAAAACGTTGCAGCATCCCCGCCGTCGTCTCCTGGAAAATTTTCCAATCCGAATTCGGCACTCTCTATTGTGATTTCACAACTTTGATTTCCTAGCTCCATAGCTAAAGGATATCTATAATCCCCGCCAAAAAGTTCAGAAGGATTTCCGTCAAATGCTACTGTAATTCCCTGACACGGTGCTACATAATCATCACCAATCTTAGCCTTACCTGTACTAAATTTAAAAGTGTAACTCATATTAATCCCCCCTTCTTATATTATTCTCTTAATAGTTCTATTAAACCAAATTATATAATCATCGATTCCCTTTTTACCATATTTTTCATAAAGATAATGATACGCAAAACGATGTAATTTTGTATGTATTCCCGCCTCCATTTTCATTATCTTATCGTCATTCTCTTCTAAATAAACATGATGCTTTACCGATGTCGTTGATAAATGTTTACCTTTATTTGATTTACTAATCTTTTCTTTTACCTCCTCTGTGTGATGTTTATCTTCCATACCATTCTTATTTGTTTTTAAATATTCTTTTCGTGCAATACTCATTTGTCGTTTCGTTTCTTTAGAGTGTCGTTTATTCAACATACCGTAACTGGTGCATGTCCACGGTTTTTTTGTCCTTGCGTCCCTTAATCTCTGTCTCGTTTCCTCGCTTATCGTTCTTCCCGTAAGGGTTACACTCAGCTTTCTTTTATGTTCTTCTGTTTGTTTATATCCCTTAAATGGCATCTCACAACCCCACAACTGTATCGAATACAATTGGGCACATCCAAAATTCTTCACTATCATTGTGTACTGGTTCACCATCTGTTTTTCTAAATTCTCTTATATATGCATTACTATCTGCTAATGTCTCATTTTTCTTATCTAATGTATCTAAAACTACTGCTATTATTTGTTTTAAAATACTATATGCCTCTATTACAGTATCTTTTACATAAATTATTATTGTAAAGGTACCGCTTTCTGCCTCTAGTGTAGAATGAGAATCTCCCAATGTCTCGCTCAAAATTATTTGCTTATTAGTTCGACTAAGTGGCATATCCCGTACACGTATATCTGAAGCAGATACTAGAGTAGTCACTGCCGCTGTACTTATTAATTTGTCTCTTATCGTTTTTAATAATTCCATTATTCTAGTATCTTTCCAAATGCCCACTTATGTCGTATTGGGTCTCTTAATACATTCATTGCGATATTCATAAAGGGTCTTGCTCTCATTTTAAAAGTACCGAAGTGTACATAAATACCATAGTCAACCATTGTAAAAACATAACCTTCTATTTGACCTCTATACCATTTAACTGTATTATCAACACTTCCTGCTAGTCTACCCGTGTCCCAAATCCACCCCGGAAAAGATTGCCTTGTCATTTCTGCTGCCAGAGAGGTTAGACGATACATTCCGTTTTCTACCTTTTTAGGTGTTTTTACACTTATGACTGCTAACCTTTTTAAAAGCTGTTCTACCCCTCTAACTTTTACTTCTGTAGCTTGAGACACTTAGCTCACTATCCTTAACATTATTTTCAGATGATTTCCTCGTCCAGCATCATCCATTACAGCTAATACTTTATAATTTTCACTACTTATTGTAATTATATCACCCTGAGTTACATCTACTGTAATTGCACAATAAAGTCTATGTGTACTTGTTATTACCTTACCCGATTCCTCTACCGTATAATCACCATTATCAGGTTGTAAAGCACAATCAAAACTTGTAGATGTACTATCACTAAAAGTTGGTTCTCCAAAATCATTTGTACTTACTACTGACTTTCTAGTACGTGTTGCACTTTTATTAAAATAAGTACTTATCATCTTACATCATCCCATACGAGAAACCGTCTCCGGCCCCCATTACTCTCTTCAATTCTGCTATATCTTTATTAATTAATTCTGGTTTCGATACTGCAGATTGTACATTATACGTAATTGAATAATCCCCAATTTTTTCTTGTTTTGTTTCAGTATCCCCTGTAAATAAATCGGGTTTATAATTTAATAAGTATTTGAATACTAGTAGAAGTTGTAATTTTTTTTCTAAAGGGTCTACTGCACAACTACCATATTTATAAGTAACTTTATATAAATATAACTCAGTTAATAAAAAATCAAATACTACTATACCCTCATCCTCAAAATACCAGTATTCACCTACTATTTCGTTCCAAGTATCTCCGTTATCAGTTGAATATTCTATCTTTGTAACCTCTGTAATATACATATCTGGTAAATCTAAATATGCCTGTTTGTCCATACGCAGGCAAAATGTCTTACTTGTAGAAACTTCAGTATATGATTTACCTGTTAGTTTCTTGACTTCTTCTTCTGCCCAGGTAACTACATCCCAAGGAATACTCGTATCACTTATTCCCAGTATGTCTGCGACCTCTTCCCTTGTTAGAAGTACCATGGTTTTTCTTTCTCTTTGCGTTATGAGATGTCCAAAAATATCCCTTATGTATAAATCCCTTAATTTCTTTTTTATCAATCATATCTAGAATAATTGTGAAAATATTTTTATATTTTTTAAAATCGATTCCTTTTTTAAATAAATAAATTCCACAATCTGCAAATCTCTTTCTAGTTACTGCTGTTATATTTTTCTTATCATCTAATTTATAAATAGGTATTGATTTATTAACTACAAAATTTTTAGCAACTACTGTTACCTTTTTAGTGTGGTTCCTATGATATGTTATTAAACCTCCAAAATTTATATTGGTCAAAGATAGCCTAGATATAATAATAAATTCTTCTTTTCCTTCTGCAAACTTACTAATAGCTTCCATCTTATTGGTCACTTTAATGCACTTCTCTTCTACATATTTAGGTATTATTTTCTCATCTGTATAGATTTTAACCCTATAGACGGGTTCTAATCTAGCTAATGTAAATTCTAATAAATCCTTATTAAACATCTTACACTCTAAATCGAGTTTATTCAAAATAAGTAGAATATCCATGTTTATACCTCTTATATAAAGAAAATGTTTAGCACAACCTATTTTACACCTAATAAACTATAATATCGTTTTTTTGGAACAATTTAACCATATCTTCTCTAGCCCATTGTAACTCTATAGAAGTTAAATGAGATGTTTTAATAATACACGGTGAAAAACTCTTTTTCCCTGCATAATAATTAACTTGTTTATTTACTATCTGAATATCATATCTTTGAATATTTTCATAAATATCACACCCTGGGAAAGGGTGGAAAATATAAAGACTTACCTTATCAGGTTGAGTTTCTAATACCCATTTTTTAGTAGCCCTTAATGTATCTACTGTTTCACCTGGTAACCCAATCATCAAGAAAACTTTAGTTTTTAAACCTAATTTCTTGCAAATACTTATAGCCTTTGTGTTTGTATTCACACTATTTGACTTATTTATAGTATTTAAAATTTTCTGACTACCACTTTCTATTCCAAAACTTAAATATTGACAGCCTGAATCTAAAGCATATTTTATAACTGTATCATCTACATAATCACTACGTGCTTGTGACCTCCAAGCAATTTTTACTTTTTGTAATTCCTTACATAATTGTATAAAACGTGATTTATTCATTAAAATATTATCATCATAAAATATAAACATTTTTGGATTATATTTTTCTTTTAACACTTCAATTTCTTTTCTTAAATTAACTGTATTTCTCAATCTTATCTTATCTATAATTTTGGCACAAAAGGCACACTTATACGGACAACCTCTCGAAGTCATAATGGGTATACGTTCATGAAAATTAAATTTATTTTCCACTAATGAAAAATCTATTGTTGAAATATCATCTAAATTAAAATTAGAATGCCCCTGTATGATTCCCTTTTCCCGTTTTAAAATCTTTTCCATTACCAAGTCCACTATACCCTCTATTTCCCTCATAACTACTAAGTCAAACCCGTAATTTTGAATCTTCTCGGGCCGTATGGATGGTAAGGGTCCACCAGCTATTTTAAATATTCCTGGAAACCTTTTACCTAATTCTTGAAACTGTTCTTCATGAATACTACTACCTCCGAAGCCAAGTACATCCTCTTTTTCAAAAGAATATCTTAAGCCTTCTTCCCAACTTAAAATTTTTATTAGCTTAAAAAATGGCTTTAGCGCAGCGGCAACATATAATAATCCCAATGGGGGAACGAAATTATCTTCATCTAAAAAACTATTTTTGGGAAGTATTAAAATTAATTGCATATTATACCTTTAACTTTTTTGCTAAATAGTGTGCCCTTGCCACACCTGTGTATGCACCGTCTTCTTTTATGGTCTCATTCCAACTTCCACCCACTAATTCAAAGTTTGACCTGAGTAACATATCTCTTATCTGTATTGGAAAGAGAATATTCTTGTGGTACCAATAAATCTTATTAATGACCATCATACAATTAATACCACACATGTCTAAAAATAAATAACCCGAATCCTTGAGTACCCTATTGAATTCACTCAATGCTATAAAAGGAGAGTGCGTATGTTCTAATGTACCCAAGCAAAATACACAATCAAATGTATTATCTGCATACGGAATTTCTAGCATACTACCTAACCCAACATTAGCATGAATCCGTTTTTCAATCTCCTTTGGGTTTATAGTAATACCCTTAGCAATTATACCTTGTTCATTAAACCATTTTGTATGTATACCTACCCCACAACCTACATCTAAAAGATTTTTGGGTTTAGTAGGTATATTTTCTAAAAGCCACTTTCCCATAGGTACTTCCGGATTCTCGCAAGCTGCAAAAGGTTCTTTATTATATTGTTCATATTTATTTATATCCATTATACTACACCCCACTTTTTCCATCTTTCAAATATAAAAGATAATTCACCCCAATTAAAATTGACCTTTTTAGCATTATTTATAAGACTTTTAAATAATTCCGGGTTTAGTTTCTCCGGCTTATATAAAACATTCTCCACTTTCTTTGCTTCCCAATAGGCTTCACACTTTGGACCAAATGTTCTATGTAGGTGCACATGTACGATACCATCCATCCAAACCTTACCGTCAACAAATTTACTCATATCAGGTGCCACGTGCCCACAAGTCTTACTAGTTTTTTTCCATTTAATATCTAGGTTTGGATTCCAGGACCTATAGTGTGGGTCAAAACAATCTTGGTTTGGCCGCCTCATGATATGATTTCGGGTAATAAAATTGTCTGTCGAGTGTCTAATAGCCACTATTTTACTTAAATCATACTGCTTTAACTGTTCAAAAAATAGGGGTGTATAAACCTCGTCTGCATCTAATTGTATCAACCAATCAGGTTTAAATTTATTGATACATTTATTCATGCACCGGTTCCTTGTTTGCGCTTCCATACTATTACCATCCTTAGTTTCATCCCACATCCAATAAGGATGATTCCAGGTATGGTACCCCTTATCAAAATCAGCCCTATCAAAATCATATTTTATTTTTTCTAAAAATATTTTATCACTTTTAAATGATTCTATTAACCCTATTGTACCATCAGTTGAACCGTTGTCAAGTATATAAATATTATCTACAAAGGGTAATACACTTTTAATAGCCATATCTATATAATAAACATCATCTCTTACAACCATCCAGACAGCTAATTTTGCCTTATTCATCTTGATACCTCTCTATAACCTTAATTAAATCTAAATAAAAATTTTCAGATATTAGAGATTTACTTGCCATCTGTTGAAAACATCCTTCTATCCCTGATTTAGTATAACCTTTAAGGTTTAGCAACCTTACGATTATTCTTTCAAGTTTAACAATTATTAAAGCAATGTCATAAACCCTGTCTTTGTCTATTAAATATTGTATATAATCAATAGATGTCCAATCTTCAGCGTCTATAATATAAAATTTATCCTTATTACCTATTGTATTGGCAATAGTTATATCCGTCATAACTAAGTTATTATGTAATAAAGTAACCTGAGAATTTAGTACTTTAATTACAATTTGCTTTCTCTCTTCAAGTGGTTTCTCCTTAAGGAATTTAATCCACCTACCCAAATTAAAATCTTCAATAAGCTCCATCGAATATCCTATTATTTCTTTGTCTTGATTTAAAATAATTGTATATATCCCCGGAGATAGTCCTCTTTTACTTAATATGCACAGGCCTCTCAAATGTTCCTCGTAGAATAAAAACTGATTTATTGGTATCTCCTTAGTCCCTAGAAATTTAACACACACTTTTCTATTAGTAATATTATCAATAGCAGAATAAATTTCTACTTTAGATAATTTATTAAGTAACTTAAAATCTTCCCTTTTTCTGAGTCCTGGTCCTTTCCTCGTCAATAAATAAAGATTTCTTGTACTAGAAGTAGCTGAGACTCCTAAATCCTGTATGTTGAAATACTGGCTAACTACTTGTAGGAATTTCTCTTTAGTGTATTCTTTTTGGACATCAGGACACCATAAATTTTTTGGTCTATCAGGATTAAAAAAGTTTCCCTGGACTACTGTATCTGCACTATCTAAAGGATTCTCAAATATAATATATTTATTCGTTATCTTATATAATAGTTCCCAAATATATTGATGATTATGAAATTGATTAAAGATGTAGTGATACATATTACCTATGTAAACTAAATCATAGCTATCTAACTGTGCTAGTACTTCTTTATTGAATTCTGACCTAATAAAGCTAATATTCTCTAATTTAAAGTGTTTTACTATATCATTACATAAATCAACTTGGCTTTTACTCGGTTCCACCCCTACTGTTCTTAATCCTAATTTATTCATTTTAAAACAGAAATATCCCTTATTGCTCCCGAGGCTTAAAAATGATTTAGAATCTTTTATTATGTTAGCAAATTTATTATCCCATAATTTGTCTCGCCTTACTACCTGACCAATAGGAGTTATGTTAAACTGGTCATCAAATTCATACCTATGATTATGAGGGTAGGTCTCGTCTATTAGTCTTTGCTGTAGTTCATTTAAAGCCATCTCTAATCGCCTTCTTTTCCCTGTTATTTATCAAATCCTAAATATCTAGCAAACTCATCACAATTTTTCAAATATTTTTTCTTCTCTGCTAATAATACTTCTGGACTAATAAGTTCATTCGTTACTGTATCAGGTAATCCTAGAGGTTTTTTGTCCAATTTTAATTTATCACAATAATAAGCAATTCGATTACATTTTAAGCATTTGCCTTCCCACCTATCTTTGCCGCAACAATAACAACTATAAATATACTTATAAAACTTTGGAAATAAGTGATATAAATCATATATTAAACTGCATTTACTCGCATATCCCCCAAAGCCCTTCATCATCGGTCCACTACCTATATATAGTTGATTAATAAGATGTGAACTAAAGGAATAATCCCAAATAGTAGTAGAGCGAAAGGGAGATAAATCTTCTTGCTCTTGACCTGAAAATATTATTGAAATATTATGTCTTTTTACAATAGGTAGAGAAAGAAAGTAAAATAATGGACCCATTAAGAAATTATTAAAATCTACTTCGGTCATTATCGATACATTTTCCTCTCGAAATGGTACATAGACTCTCTCATATTCTATATTATTTTCCTTGCAAACTCCATCTAAAAGCTGTTGTTTTATTTGGTTTTGCCCAGTACGATTATTCATATAGTTCTTACCTTCAAAAACAATTAATATTGGTTTTAATGAAATAAAACTTGCTAAAGTATAATTACTTTCAACTCCTCCACCGTAAAGAACAGCAATTTTAGATGGTTTTTGAGAGTCGTACAATATCTCATGATTCGTGATTATATCAGCATCTAATTTTAAATTAAAAACACCCAAATGTTTATTATATTTTTGAACCTTATTTATATACTTCTCCCAAAATAATTTTGTATCGTTATGAAGTTTTAATTTTGTTTTTAATATAATATTATTAGACACTATTCTTGCAAGCACGGGTAATGTAAATGATAAGAACATATTAGCCAATACATCACTAGATAGAAAATCTACGTTATCATCATATTTTATTACAATTTCCGTAACATTAAACAGCTTTTCTAAGCCTGAAAATTTAAAGAATATCTCCTTGCCATTAATTCCAGCATCTATTAGACAAATTTCCTTAGCTTCCACGTTTTACTCCTTATCGTCACACATTTGATGTCCTGGCCAATACTTATAATTTAATTTAGCAAATTTTTTCTGTATAATAACTTCAAAGGAATCTGTGCCCAATGTATTTACGCTCAGCGTCCTATAGTTCGATTTTTGTTTAACAAGCGTCCTCCACAACATATATTCAACATCATGCGGGTCAAAGTCAAATTTATGACCTCCATTTGCGTTTTGGGTACCTATACGAGGGTATTTATTGCGATACGGGCAAATAATAATTAATATACCGTCTTTAGCTATAAGTTTGATTAATCTTCTTAAACATTCGTATGGGTTTTCTAAATCTTCTAACGTATGTACAAATGTGACTAATTTGAGAGAACTAGGGTCGATGTGTTTATTTATATCTAAAATGTCGCAACATAAGTCGGGCTCGAATAATCTATTTTTATCTACCCCCAATAATTTTCCTTGAAATTCTTGACCATCACAATTTTGACCCTTCTTTATACGAGGGCCACATCCTATATCTATACCGTTCTCAGGTGTTATATCCTTTGTTAAATATTTCAAAATTAAAGTTTTTTCATGTAATCGCATTTCTAATCCCTCTAATAATTTTTCCCTCTTCCCTATTAATGTCTTTCCAAATAGCTGGAGCTACTTTAACAGGTGAGTAATTAAAAGAATGTCCCACAAACTTTAGAGCAATACCAAACTTCAATACTGTCATAAATCTAGTATCTATAGGTAACAGGGTGATATTGGGTATACCCGCCATAAAACCTAATATTGCCATGTGAACTCTACCAGATAATAAATCATTATATTCTGTAAATTTACTAGATAAAAAATCTAAATCTACTGAAAAAGATGCCTCAATCCCTTTACCTTCTAAAAAAATCTTTTCCCCCACACCGTTACAATAGATATCTGCATTATATTTCTTAGCCCAATCTAATTGAAACTGAATATACTTATCGGCTTCAAAATTTAAACAGTTTTTAGATATACCATCATCAGGTTTATAGAAAAATAAAGCCCTTTTCCGTACTATGCTCTTCTCAGTCCCGAACCTGTGATGCGCAAAAATACTTGTGTCGTAAGAATAAATTGACTTTGTATCGCACCTCTCTAAAATATATTTAGCAAAATTATCTCTTACCAGTATGTAATCAAACCTTTTATAAATATCATGTAGCCGCTGCTTTCTAGTGGGGTCATTGAAAAAGTATCTATCCACCTCATCCTGTCTCATATTTCTATAAACTTCATTGCTAAAACAACTACCTATTCCTAAACCTATAACTTTAGCTTTGGGCCATCTCTTAAGAGCATCTGTTAACAATTTATATTTTTTACTTTTATCACATGTGTTCCATATCCAAGGAGAACCTGCC